CTTCCTCGGAGTCAACGCAACTAACGGTTCTAACGGCTCAGGAATTAACGGCGGTAACGGCGGTAACTACGGCGGTGGCGGTGGTGGAGCTTCTAACTCAGGAACAGGCGGTACTGGCGGAGCTGGTGTCGTCTACCTCTTTTACTAAAGGACAATAATGGCAACATTTGCAGTTATGAATGGCAACACAGTTTCTAACGTGGTCAGCGCCGACACAATTGAAGATGCACAAATCGCAACAGGGGCAACCTGCGTGGAATACACCGAGGCTAATCCTGCTGGAATTGGCTGGACATTTGACGGATCAACATTCGCAGCTCCACAATGATTTGTATTCACTGCTCGCAACCAATTATTGAATTATCACAAGGGGAATGGTTCCACAACGTTGAGGGATTTGACAAGACTTGCCCTCAAACATTTGCTACACCTACTAACTAAGGAACGCCCATGCTCGGTGGTAACTACATTGGACAGGCTTACCTTGCCCAGGGTTACGCTGGCAGTACAGTAACAAACGGCACAGGAGCATTGTCGGAAAGTTTCTCGGCAAGTGCTACTGGAACCGTAACGGTAGTAACAAGTGGCACTGGTTCACTTTCTACTAGTTTCAGCGCAAGCGGTACTGGCTCGGCTGCTTTGTACGCAACCGGCGCTCTCACAGCGTCATTCTCAGCCAGCGCCACAGGGTCGGCACAACTTCCTGGCACTGCCTCACTCAACTCAACATTCTCGGCTTCTGCTACTGGCTCAGCATTTCTGCCAAGTCAGGGCGCACTCAGTTCGACTTTCAATGCTTCGGCTACCGGCTCTGCCTTTGAGCCTGGAACCGGACAACTCGCCGGAACATTCTCGGCTAGTGCTACTGGATTAGTTGTACCAGCCGCTTTCGGAACTCTTACAAGTTCATTCTCGGCAAGCGGAACGGCGACTACGTTCATTCCTGCAAGAGGCACACAGACCTCTACCTTTTCGGCAAGCGGTACTGGAAGTGCAGCTCTGTATGGTATCGCTTCGGTATCAGGCTCGTTCAGTGCTTCGGCTAACGGATCAGCCTTTTTGCCTTCGAGCGGAAACCTCTCAGGGTCATTTAACGGTTCAGCCACAGGATTAGCTCGACTTACTGGAACCGGCTCAATAATTGGAACCTACTCTGCTTCGGCGACAGGCGTAAATAGCTTTCCTGGAACTGGTGCGCAGACCTCTACATTCTCGGCACAGGCAACTGGCGTAATTGTCCATCCTGGAAATGCCAACCTATCTGCCAGCGCACAACTTAGAGCCGTCGGAAACGCCTTCCTGCCGGCACAGGGGGCAATCTACACCACCTTCTCAGCCAACGGTGTCGGTCAAGTATTTACCCATTCTGCTCCCGGTGAAGTGGCTGGTGACTTCCTCACAGCAAGCCTTCGCGGAAAGTGGAAAACTGGAAGTGTTGAAGGTGACTTCACAACAGCCGGTCTGCATGGCAACGTAAAGATTCTCGTAGAAAGCCCATACTAAATGTCATACAACATCATTGAAAATACAACTATCCAGTTCTACACCTCACAGCCTTTTACGTCTATTGGCGGAACAGTGGTGAACCCAGACAACGTAAAGTTCAGTTACTCCATTCAGGGGCAGACTGAGGTTTCGTACACTTGGGTCAATCCGACTGGCGATCCGACTGGAACGATTAAGCAAGGTTCACAGGGTACTGGTTACTTCTACGCCAACATCTCAACTGTTGGACAGCCTGGCACTTGGTCGTGGCAATGGTATGGCTACCCATCTTCGGGCGCAGACACAACGGCTACACAGGTTGCAGCTCAGGGAACGGTCGTTGTATCTGCTTCAGACCTGTAGTAAAGTTCCTGATAGGTGGAGGAACCTATCGAGGAGGCAGTAAATGGATTTATCAGAGTTTTATCAGCCAAAGAATAAGTCATGTTTGTTTGCAAAGGTAGCAACAAAACTAAAAAAAGATGACTTAGAAAAAGTTGAAGCGGCGTTACTTGAAAAAGACATAACGATTGCATCTATTGAAAAGTTTATGCAAAGTCGTGGTGTCAGTATTTCTTGGCCTTCAATTAGGCGACACCGAGTAGGGGAGTGTAATTGTGGCAAAGATGCTTGACGAGTTTGAGCGTCGTCACAAGAAAGAACACCCGACTGGTTGGGAACCTTCTCTGCAATGGGATGGTAGCAAGGGAACGATTACCGCACAGCTTGACAACGAGCCTGATGACGCGGTATGGGCGACACTCATTGAAGACTGGGGTTTAGACCCACACCGAACAATGGTTGTGGATGGCTCCTTGCAGATCCGCGCATGGGATGTAGGCGACGGCGAAGGCGGAATTCGTAGGCATAAGTACTACCGAGCCACGATTAAGCCACGCGAACTGACTGTGGATAGAGCAGACATTGACGCTCTATGCAAGTTAGTTGAGAAGCGCAAGCCAGTTAAGCCAGTTAAGAATGAAGCCAAGCGAGCCTTCCTCGTATTGCTTTCAGACTGGCAGCTCGGTAAAGGTGAGAATGGCGGAACCGAAGCAACTACGCAACGGATTATTAACGCCTGTGACAAAGCTGTGCAAAGGTTCAAAGACCTAAGCAAACTTGGTCAAGCACCTAGCGTTGTTTATCTAATCGGACTAGGCGACCTGTCAGAAGGTTGCTCAGAGTTCTACGCTATGCAGGAATGGCAGACCGACCTTAACCGTCGAGAGCAAGAACGCTTAGCAAGACGACTTATCCTGTGCTTCATTGACGCTTTCGTTGACCTCGGCGTACCTGTCGTGGCTACCGGCGTGCCTGGCAATCACGGCGAGAACCGCAAGAATGGCAAGGCGTACACCGACTTTACAGACAACTCAGACGTATCAGTGTTTGAGACTGTGGCAGAGATTATGGCTGCAAACCCTGAGCGCTATGGAAACGTATCCGTACCGCTTGAATTATGCGCTGACGATTTAACAATGACCCTTGACCTCTGTGGTGTGCCAGTTGCCTTTGCGCATGGACACCAATTTAGGTCAGGCACTAACTCTCAGGCTAAAGCCGAGGGATGGTGGAAGGGTCAGGCTCTAGGCAGGACAGGTGTCAGTGACGCAGAGATACTTTGCTTTGGACACTTTCATCACTTTGTTATGAGTGAAGCCACAGGGCGCACAGTGATCCAATCACCTGCGCTTGACGGCGGAAGCAAATGGTTTACAGGTTCATCAGGTCAGTCTTCACAGTCTGGTATGGTGACATTATGTGTTGGATCGCAAGTAGGGGTTCGTGGATGGAGTGACCTGCTGATACTCTAGTGTCGCAAACATTCTTACTCGAAACTTGCATTGTAAAGCCCCTGAACTGTCGTGAGATAGGTCAGGGGTTTTCTCTATGTTAGAATAGATACCCCTATGGAACTCCACTACGTCTGCTCTCATTGTCAATCTATTGTCATTCTCCACAAAGGAGACCTCAGCAGAATTGTGTTTGGTAAACTTCCAAACAAGCTTTTAGAAGCCGAAACAAAACACCATTGCATTAGCAAACGAAAGGCAGTCGCATGAACAACATGGACAGAAACATTTGCCGTACCGCAGTACCAGCAATCATCGGAGCAATCGTGGCATGGGTCACAAAGGAATGGGCGAAACTACCTGCCAACGACTTGATGTACCTCACACCACTTGCTACCACTGCGTACTACACAGCTGTACGTCTTGCCGAAGAGAAGTTTCCTAAAGCCTCATGGCTACTTGGATGCTTGCCAGTCAAGGCTGCACCTGCACCAGAAGTAACAGTACAGGCAACGGGAACAGTCACACCTCCAAAGGCGTAATGTCTGCGTTCGTTAAATCGGACACTCACCAGCCATTGCCGGGAGACATAGTATTTGCTCACAGCAACGGCCTTATGGGTCGCGCTATTCGTTTCGGCGAAATGCTTAGATGGCGCAAGGGTGGTCATTGGAACCACGCTTGCGTCGTTTCTAGGGTGGACAAAGACTGTACGGTTTACGTTATCCAAGCTGAACTCAAAGGTGTACGAGAAGCTCGACTGGATTCTGTTGGACAGTACGTTATTATTGAGTTGCCTCGTGGGGTCAATCGCAACAAGGTCTTAGCCTTTACCAAAGCGCAAGTCGGATCTAAATACGGCATCTTGTCAATCTTGAGCATTGTCTTTGACATCATTTCACCGGACTGGTTCCCCTCTGTTCGTATGCCTAGAACTTGGATTTGCTCAGCCGTAACTGGCGAGGCACTTCGCTACGGTGGCTGGTTGCAAAATTGGGATGACCTTTACTGTGTCACTCCGGCTCAACTCTTTGACGCACTAGCAGACATTTACTAAATGCTGTACCATTAAACCGTAGGCAATTCCTCCTCGGAAAGCTCATAATCCCCCTGCTGGTTTCATCTCCCGGCAGGGGGATTTTTCTTTAATCCTTGCTTCCAGCGCTTGGACACGATACACTTAATAAGTCCACCAATTGGATAGCCGAGGAGGGCTTATGAAACAAGGAACACACATTTGTTTTGCTTGTCGAAAGACAGCAGTAGGCAAGTGGCAGAACTCGTTTGAATTCATGTGTTTTAACTGCATGGATGAATACGAATTAACAATGGTAAAAGATGTTTATCCACAACCGGAGGATTTGTGCAGACCACAATTACAGAATGGAATGGCATTGTGCCAGGCGACGACCTCAAAATCAAAGGTGAGCGCGGATACTACAAGTTTCGTTCAGCTGCACTTGATGAGCATGGAGTTATCAAATGGATAACCGTAATAGGTGGCCCAATGCACCACTCGTCATTCCGTCACTTCACACCAGACCGCGTTACCGCAAAGAAAAAGAAGGGAGGAAAGAAAAGTGAAACTAATTGACACACTCACCGAACTAGATTTCGTAAGGGAATCTGAGGGCGAATTTAGTAATACTTATCGTGCCAATGGCTCTGATTTGCGAAGCAACGTATTTGTCAATGAATCAAACAACGAGAGTCATGTGCAGATTTGCCTGATGCCCCACGATCCTGATGATGAGCCAATCTGGGTTACATTTAGCAAGTATTGTTCAGCAGTAGAAACCCTACTGAAGCAATGGACTGGTAAAAATGACTAACTTAATGATACTTATTCAAGACAGGCTTAAGGTTAAGTCGCTTAAAGGTTGGCTTAATCAACAGCAAGCTGAGGGATTATCTTGTCGGGATATTGCCGAAGCCGTAAAGGATGAAACAGGCATCACCGTATCAAAGTCAGTAGTCCATAATTGGATTACTAATGTCACACCCAGCAGTAAAACTAAGAAGTAACCTAACCGAGGAGAAACATGAATAGCCCAGAAATAAACGAACTAGCAGCTGCCTTAGTTGCAGCACAAAGCGAGTTCAGTGCAGTACCGAAGGGGTCAACGAACCCATTTTTTAAGAGCAAGTATGCAGCATTGCCAGAAGTAGTTGCGACTGCCGGCCCAGTTCTTGCAAAGCATGGACTAGCGATTAGTCAGCACATTACTTATGACGAAGCAGGAAACGATTGTCTTATGACTTACCTGCTTCACAAGTCAGGTCAATACCTTGCGTACTCAATGAAACTACACATTGTTAAAGGCGACCCACAATCGCAATTATCGGCAGTGACGTACGCTCGTAGAGGATCATACATGGCTTGCTTGGGTCTAGTTGCGGATGTTGACGACGACGGAAACCTAGCAGCACAGGCAGCAAAGGTAATTAAGAAAGCCCCCGAACTAACTCCGTCACAGGAGAAATTGAAGAACGCATTGGCTAAGAAGTTCAAAGAAGCCAGTGAGCGAAAGACTTGGGTTGAGTCAGTAGTATTCCACGACATTGCTGGAATCTCTGCTTTGACCGAAGAAGAAGTACAACTATGCAATGACCAATTAGCCTTAGAGGAGGCCAAGAAATGAGTAGTCCAGTAACAATCGTAGGAAACCTAACGCGTGACCCAGAGCTAAAGTTTATTAACTCAGGATTAGCAACAGTACGCTTTTCCGTAGCAGTAACTAAGAAGGGTTGGCAGGACAAGCCAGACATTGTTAGTTTCTTCAACTGCAACGCTATTGGCGACATTGCTAGCAACATTGCTAACAGCCTTCACAAGGGCAACCGAGTGGTTGTTTACGGCGCTCTACGTCACCGAACTTGGGATAAGCCAGACGGCACAAAGGGAGAAGCAACAGAGATTGAAGTTGAGGCAGTAGGCCCTGATCTTCGATTTAACACTGTGGCTATTGAGAATCACATTGCCAAGCCTCAGTCAAAGCCACAGCCTCGTATTGTCATGCAAGAGGAAGCCTTCTGATGGACAGCGCACAGACCACAGCAATCATTATTAGCGAAGGTCTTGACTATGTCAAAGAATTAAATTTCTTGTATGTAAAGGCTTTGGGCGACGCAGCAGAGATGTTTAGCGCCGTTGCAGGGGTTACTAAAGGAGAGGCTTACGTCATGTTCTTTGGCGATAGTTACGTCAGGATCGAACAGCTCGTAGAAAGTTTGCGAGCAGTTCGTGAAATGGCTGAGAATTTAGGCTAAGGTTACAGAATGGCTCCGGTTAAATTATCAGTTGCGTGCATGGCTATTGTGGACTCCATTGTGGAGAACTACGGTGAAATCATTTTGTCTAAAAACAATGCCGAAGAGATTTGTGGTGTCGCTAAAGAAGTCGCAGTCAAAGACTTGACAACCACTCAGCTGCTTCAGTACGCTCTGATACACGCACATTTAACAATCAACGAATTGGCCTCAGCTTTGGAGCAAATCCAAAAGGTAAGACCTAATCGTGCGGAGCGTCGTGCAAACAAGAAACTAATTCTCCCAAGTTAGTTTCTGATTCCAAACCCCCCGGACTGATAACGCCAGTCTGGGGGGTTTTCCCTTTTTTGCTAGGTTATAATTATGAATAAAAACAATGATTACAACTGGCGAGATGACGCAGCGTGCAAAGGTTCACCGGCTGTTTGGTGGTTCCCAGAAGCTAGAGAAGCAGAGTCAGAATCTATGGCATTAAACATCTGCAAGGGTTGTCCTGTTATTGAAGAGTGCCTTTACTACGGACTGAGGCGTGAGCAATACGGTATTTACGGTGGCAAAACCGAAACCGAGCGTATGCGTATGCGTAAAGAACTTGGTATAAATTTTACGCAATTTGAGGAAAGACAAGTTCTTCCACCCGAACATAAAAGTTGCGGATCGAACGCTGGGTACATCAACCTTAAAAGGATTCAAGCCAGGTTTCCTAACGAACCAGTAGTCAAGTGCGAACCCTGTTACAAAGCGCACAGCGAGTACTCACACAGCGTAGAAGTGTCTCCTGAAAGACAACAACGTATCAACGAATACAGGAATACCCCGGAATACAAAGAAAAAGATAAGGCTCGCGCCCGGAAATTTTACTTAGAAAACAAAGACAAAATAAACGCCAGAAAGCGAGAACGAAGGGCAAATGGAGAAATTAAATAGTTTGACTTGTTATGCACAGCCATTCTGTGATAGAACCTAAAACCAAAAACCTAGTTCACAAGTCGCCTCCGGCGGTTACGAACGACCTGTAGTTCAAAGAAAGCAAAACCGGCAGTCGTCCGTCTCAAAGCAAAGAACGAGGACGGATTGAGTTTCAAAGTTTGGTAGTCTTAAAGTATGAAACTCGCAACGGAAGACAACAGAGACGAAAGCCCAACAGATGACTTTCTTCTTCTTCTCTGCTTCCTCTGGCGAACTGGAACCTCAGTAAATCTAAGTGCAGCTACACAAGAACTGAGGGTCTATCCAGTACCAGACGAGAACTTGGCTGAGTGGATTCAGAAATGGTTTAACAAACTTATTCATTGGTTGCCTGGGAACTGTGATTCATGTCACCACTGGGTCATGGAACGAACTGAAATGTATTGGGGCGCTCACCCACATCTTTGCCCTACCTGCTCTATTTGGGCGGTAAAGACTTTTGAGGAAAAGGGCGTATGGCCTGAACCTATTTGGTATGAAGAGGAGTTTGGTCATGGCGAGGATTAACCCGGTCTCAAAAAAGAGACAAGCGCTCAACGTTGTCCGTCGTTCCTTTGTAAAGAAGATCCTTGCTGAACGAATGGTCTGTGAGGCTCGCATTAGGGGCTGTACGCTCACTCCGACTGATTGCCACGAAATAAAGACCAGAGCTAGGGGCGGAAGCATTACAGACCCAGAAAACATCCTGGCGCTGTGTCGGTCTTGCCACCACTTCATAACCGTTGAGCCAGCCTTCTCTCAGGAGAATGGATTTACCGTCCACGCATGGGCTACCGAGGCTGACATGATTGCAGCGGAAAGAGCCAGACATTCTTTTGTTTATGGATTAGTGGGCGACACTTTTGACGACGTGGAGTGGGATGACGACTGATCCTTTATTTGGCAAATCTAACTGGAAAGACACTGAACTAGAGAAAGACTTTCAGGAAAGGGTTTGTCATCTAGGTCGCTTGTATGGCTGGAAAATCTACTCCGTACCCGACAGCAGGCGTGTGAGTCTGTCTGGCTACCCTGACCTGACCATGTGGCACGTCGCTCAAAAGCGTCTTATCTTTGCTGAGTTAAAACGTGAGAAAGGCAAACTGTCAGAAAGTCAGAAAGTTGTACTTGCGGAATTAGAAACCCTGGGTGTCGAGGTGTACGTCTGGCGACCTTCAGATTGGGATACAATTTTAGAACTCTTAAAGGGGGGTCATGTCTCGAAACGCTGACAAGATGAATCGTGACCGCAATCGTGCGCTCAACACGCTAAACAAAATAAACGAAACGCTTATCAACGACCTAGTTCGTCGTGCATCTTCGAGAGCTACGAGCGACGCAAAGCCTGACGGCCCTCGGACAAAGGGCGCTGTCTCTAACCCCACACTTAACGCTGTGATGAGAAGTATGAGTGGGATAACTCCACAAGATCCAATCTTCGACGCTGTTAAAGACCTCGCTCACATTCTGTCCAACATTGCCGACTTGTCTCAAAAGGCTGATGACCGGATCAGATTCATTACTGATACGACATCTCGTATCAAAGACGTGCAGGTAATCCACTGTGAAGCCTGTCTTCGAGAGGTAGCTGGAACCAAGTCTGACCGCCTACGCTCTGGCTACTGCCAAGCCTGTTACCAAGCCTGGTATCGCGAAGGAATGGGCTACCGCCTTACTTTTGAACTATCACGCAGGGTTTCAGATTCCGCATAAACAATGCTTGACAAGTCCACCAAATGGACTTATGGTTTCAGCAAGGAGGAATTATGACAAGAATATTTGATTTAGGAACCAAGTGCGCCAAGTGTGGTGAGCAGATGGCTGAGAACATTGACCGCTGCGGAGAGCCTAATTGTGAGTGCCATAAGTACCATTGGGTACATGAGCGCACTAATGAAGGCGAATGTGATCCAAGCATAAAAACGTTGTAAACTGGATAAAGAGCAAATGAGGAGGCTCGCATGACAGAATTAACGCTTTGGGATGTACCGCCGTATCAGGCGCACTCTGAGACCAGCCTTGACGCTGCAATTTCTATGAGTGGTAAAACCAAGAACCTGCGCGAACTTGTATTCGACGCACTAAGAAGCAAGCCAATGACCGACGAAGAACTGTCAGTCGCTTTGGATCTTGCACCCAACACCTGCCGACCACGACGAGTAGAACTTGTTAGAGCTGGTCGCATTGTAGAAATTGGGAAACGACCAACCGCAAGCGGTAGAAGTGCAACCGTATGGGCGGTAACTCCGAACATTGGAAACCTTTGAGATACCTCGTTGCCCTCGCCTTAGCCTTGACAGTTGTGTGCGCTATACCAGCCGACGCAAATGTACAGAAGCCAGTACCGACAACTGTACAAGTCGTGAAGGCTAGGCAAGCACCGCCAGAGCCAGTCATACCGCCAGCGATTATGGCTAAGTGGCAGAAGGTTGCGCAATGCGAACAGGGTGGCAACTGGCACGTTCGAGGGCCAATCTATTCTGGTGGCTTAGGTATCACAGAAGTAAACTGGATGGCATACGGCGGTTGGATTTACGGTGCGGAGTACGCAGCTACACCAGCCGAGCAAGTGTCAATAGCAATAAAGATTCAAGCACTAAACGGATACGCCGGTTATGTACCGCACCAAAACGGCTGCGAACGAGGATGGTAAGGGGAATGAATGACGGACTTAACGGCAGTTAGTTTGTTTGCTGGTGTAGGAGGTTTTGACCTTGCCATGCAACGTAGTGGAATTAAAACAGTAGCAACAGTAGAAATAGATAAAAACGCTAGGGGAGTTTTAGAACGTCGGTTCCCTGACGCAACGCACTTTACAGACGTTACAAAGGTGACAGGCGATGAACTTAAAGCAGCAGGCTTTATTCCCGAGCGAGGAATTATTACCGGTGGTTTCCCCTGCCAAGACCTCTCGGTGGCTGGCAAACGTGCCGGTCTTGCCGGAAAACGCTCCGGTTTATATTGGGAAATTATTAGACTTGTGGACGAACTTTCACCTGCCTACCTTGTCCTCGAAAACGTACCCGGTCTTTTGTCATCTAACGGAGGAAGAGATATGGGAACCGTTATCGGGGCGCTTTCAGTCAGGGGGTATGGTGTCAGCTGGCGTGTGCTTGATGCTCAATATTTCGGAGTACCCCAACGTCGTCGTCGAGTCTTCATTGTCGGATGTCTTGATGATGGAAAACGTGCCGGAGAAATACTTGCTTTCTCAGAAAGCCTGTCAGGGGATATTAAGAAGGTCAAGCGGACGAGGGAAGAATCTGCCACCGCAGCTAGAGGAAGCGTTGCGTAATGTGGTGGGTGAAGAGTCGGAGAGCGCAGAGTGAAACAGATTACGAAACCTGGGTTGAAGGTGGTCTTGTGCCTACGTTAAATCAATTTGATGGTGGAGACGTAAGAGCAACTGTTTTAATTTTTGAGGCGACCAGGGTAAATGACGTGCGAATTTATGAAGATAATTCTCCAACGGTGGCAACGTATTGGGGAACAGGAGGGGCAAGAGTGCCGTATGTATTTCCAATTCAAGGCAGTCAAATTGGCAGAACAGATAAAAATGGGCCGCAAGGAAATGGTCATGGTGAAGATGATGGAGTTATGTTTACTCTTAACACCACCGACCGTCATGCAATCGCTTCACCGGCAAAAGTCAGAAGACTAACTCCTACTGAATGTGAGCGCTTACAGGGTTTCCCTGATGGGTGGACAGACGGACAGTCAGATTCAGTCCGTTACAGACAAATAGGCAATGCAGTGGCAGTACCTGTCGTAGAGTGGATTATGGAAAGGCTGGTGCATTTTGACGAAATGGTATAACAATGCGGCTCACGAACACCTACCGGCTATGTGCCAAAAGGGAATCTTGACCGAGATTGAAATTATTGAAAATCTTGTAGATGAGATGAACGAAGCAGGGCAAAAAGCTGCAATAACAGAGGCTACATACAAGGCTCTTTACGCTCAGAAGCGTCTTATGGTCGTGGCTAACGCAGTAACCAAGAAGTCCATACCTGACATCGAGATGGAAGTTGACAGCGAATTGGAGAAAGAACACCTTGCCTTTCTAATTGCCGAAAATAAACTGACAACTACTCGCGAGGCTCTCAGAGCTGCACAGTCTCGACTGGACGCATGGCGATCATTGGCAGCAGGGTATAGATCCGCAGGTGGGTAATTTCTTTGTTGCAGATGGCGCGGCATTAACTTCTGAAAACGATAAATGGACAACTCCAAAAAATCTTTTTAATCAATTAAACGCCGAATTTAATTTTAATCTTGACGCCGCAGCATTGTCTAATTCTGCATTATGCAAAAATTGGTATGGGCCTAATCACCCTGACGAATCTAGGCGCAACGCTTTAACTCGTAATTGGGTTGAAGATTCTGGAGGAAAAGCAATTTTTCTTAACCCTCCATATGGCAGAGACATGAAAATTTGGATGGCAAAAGCAGACATGGAATCGCGGGGGGGGGCTTAGTGGTTTGTCTTTTACCATCTCGAACCGACACGGCTTGGTGGTGGGATCATTGTATGCATCACGAAATAAGGTTTATTAAAGGGCGTTTGAAATTTGGCGGCGGTAAACAATCAGCTCCGTTTGCTTCAGCAATAGTAATTATGGGATTGGTTGACAAAGCTAATGTCACACAGTAAGGTTAAATTGTTCTGAGGAGGACACATGAAAGTATTGGCGTATTTAGATGATTTAAGTCGCAGTGAATGGCTAGAACTTCGCAAGAAGGGAATCGGTGGAAGTGATGCCGGAGTCATTATGGGAGTTAGCAAGTGGCAGTCACCGTACAGCCTGTGGGCTAACAAGCGCGGACTTACCGAAGACTCAGTAGCCGGAGACGCAGCTAAGTGGGGCAACCGACTTGAGCGAGCAGTTGCAGAAGCCTACGCAGAGCAGACCGGAGACGCGGTGGTGTCATGGCCTGTCATGCTTCAGGGCGACGAAGAGTGGCAACTCAGCAACGTGGACTTCTTTATCGTTGAGCCGAGTGAGTTTGCAGAAGCAGGGAAAGTAACCGACGTTACGATAGAGCCAATTCAGATTAACGCCATCTTGGAGATCAAGACCACTGGCATCACAGGCAAGGCAAGCCAAGAGTGGAACGACGGAAGAGTACCAATTACTTACCTGTATCAAGGGATGCACTACTGCTTGACTACGAGAGTGACCCAGAAGGTCGTTTTCGCCTGTCTAATGGGTGGTGCTGGGCTGATTATCAGGGAACGCGAATACAGCGACTCAGACCTTATTGGTCTTTACACCGCCGAGAAAGCATTTTGGGCAAAGGTTCAAGCCGAGGAAGAGCCGGAAGTGATTGGTCACGAATCGGATTTTGATACTCTAAAAGCAATTTACCCATCGTCAGAAGGCGGAGTGACTATAGAGGGCGACGAGTTCGTTAAGGATCTGATTGAGGAATACAGAATTGCCAAACAGACCCTAGACGAGGCTCAGGCTGACGTTGACTCAATTAGGGCGCAGCTACTACGTTTGGTCGGTGACGCAGAAGCAGTCACTTACGACGGCGACATTCTTTACACCTACAAATCAACCAAAGACGGCGAAACGCTAGACTTTAAGGCGTTGAAAGAGTCAATGCCAGAGATTTATCAGCAGTTTAGTAAGATTAAGCTGGGCTACCGAACGCTAAGAATTAAGGGAGAATGATGTCAACAAAATCTCAAATTGAAGTTCGCAAAGGTATGCCATTAAGGAAAAAAATTCGCGAGTATTGGGCGGAATGGCTAGTAGAACAACAAAAATTTGACAGTGTTTCAGAGGTAATGGAAGCTGAATATTGTTTTGCTTGTGGTTTTCTTTCAGGAACAGAACAAAAACCTATTCCTTTACACAGGGCGCATATTCTAGCCCTATGTGACGGAGGGTCAAATGATGTGTCAAACATTCACGTTCTTTGTATAAATTGTCACGAATCATCCGAATACATAAATGGTGATGAGTATTTTTTGTGGTTCAAAAACCGTACAATATTTCAAAGACTAATTGAGCAGGGCGTAAGAAATTACCCAGGCGGCTTAACATCTCTTGCAAAAGTTTCGGGTTTTCAAGAAACTATGGATTTGTTGGCAAAAAATAAAATATAAATAATTAAGGGGGAATAATGGATAGCAGGCAACTTGCTTTAATTGGGTGGCAAACACAACAACTAATAGACGGTCTTGTTTTGTCGGGAGTTTCGCAAGAAAAGATTGACGAAGCAATGAATTATGCAAGTTCTAAAACACTTAGAGATTTCTACGCTGAAGTGGATCCATTTAACAACGGAGGCACAGCACCATGACTGAAGACTGCGAACACGGACATTGGAGCAAACCTTACCGGCAAGAACCAGTAGAGGGTGGCGGAACTAAATGGTTTGGCAGCACGTCCGCAGACGAATTAGTTTTTAAGAGATACATTTCAATCTTCTGCCCTGACTGCGGCGAACGCATTGAGGACACCTACGAGTCGAGACCATTCAAACTTTAAGGATAATTATGGGAAAAAAAATAGAATCAGCACAAGAGACAATTCTTGCCAGAGTTGCAGAAGCACTTAACAAGTCATTAGCTCACGGATCTAACGAGTATGACAATGGGTATGCCCAGGGTATGACCGACGCACTAGAAATAGTAAGTAAGTATCGTCGATGACTGAAGCTGAACGCCAAGCATTACGAAACAAACACGCCGAGACTCCCGAACTTTACTGCGCTGCCTGCGCCGTAGTAGGTTTTGACGGCGAATCGTTAAGCCGCAAACAGTACCCTTGCGACGTAATAAAAGTACTTGACTCTTACGACAAACAAGACACTGACATTCTTGAGATTATTCACACTTACGACCAAGAACCTATTAGCGCAGTTGTTCGCATTTGGAATCTATTAGGTAACAGAGCATGAGCGAAGAAGAATTTGCTGAGTTCTTAGACGGTTTTAACGAAAACAAAGAGCTGCGAAAAAAGATAGACGACATTTTTCAGGGTGCAAACGAGCGCAACTACTGTCGAACCTGTCATGGGTACAGACCTGATTACTCACGACCCTGCCTGAACTGCGGAGAGGTTGACTGAGTCATACCCTCGGTAGTACCTGGAGTAGTACCTTTTACAATTTAATTTGCCCAAAAATAATTAAGCATTTTTCCTGAGCATTTTTGAAAACTTTGCAAAAAAGTTTCTGGGATTTTTTACGGATCTTTAGGCAAATTGTTTTGAAAAACTCTTAAAAATGTGTGTGCATTGTGTGTGTATAACTGGTGTATAAAGCTAAAAAATGTTGTATAAATTGTCATACAAATCTTCCAAAACATTTACCGGCATTTATCAGGAGTTTTGCTGAAAATTTGTTGGAATGTTGGTAAAAATTGCAAAAAAAAAGTTGTTAAAAAAAATTCCAGTTCAAGTTTTTAAAAAATAAAAAAAAATTTTTAGTCACACCTTTCTCCCAAAATGGGGTTTTGAAGGCAGGGCGAACACTTGTTCGTTTACCGGCCAGTAACCGAACATTTGTTCGATTGTGGATAACTTGTGCCTTACTTGTCAGTAACTTAACCCTAACCCGGTAGGGATAATTGCCGGGATCGCCGCTAATAAATAAAGACGCCGCGCCGGTAGCTATTGCCGGGATCTAACGCCGCCGGGATCTAACGCCGCCGGAATCGATCTAGGCCGTTCCGGGTAACTCTAAAAGAATTCTAAAAAAAGTCGCTAGGGTACTTGACAGCGTCCATTTAATGGATGTAGTGTCTCTAGTGTTAGTGGATGCGTTATCCATTAGCGCAGTAGTGGGAGCTACCTAATTATGAATGAAACACTAAAAAAAGTAACCGGAATGGCGATATGGGATCCTACCTATACCTCGACTATTCTTTATTGCCTAGCTTGTTTTAATGAGCGCCTAACAGCGGTGGAAGCGGTAGCGCTAGGCGATCGCGTGAATGAACTAATTAGTTCTGGCAACGATGGCGATTGCTTCAATTGTGGCGAGGTGTTGCCATAATGTTGATTACACTAACCCTCGAAAATTACGTAGATCTAGTGACGGTAGGCAATTACGCTACTAAGGCTAAAGACAATAGGCCACTACTAGCGGCTATTAAGTTAAACATCCTAGACAAGGTGGAAGACGCTAACGGTCTGAATGCCACGATTAAGGCCACCGCTACCGATAGCTACCGTCTCGCCATTGTGGAGCGGTCTTGTTTCGTAGACGTGGACGGAATTCTTAGCGGCAGCGACTTACTGATACCGGCAGAATCACTACTTAACGCCGCTAAACAGTTTAGGAGCGCTATTAAGAATTACAAGGCTAGCGGCTATAAGTCTTCTATCCAAGTGGAGCTACGAATCGAAGACGATCTAGTGACTATCACTTGCCAGGATATGACAGTTAGTAACATTCGCCTAGTATCGGGTCAGTATCCAAGCGTGGAGCAATTGATACCGGCTAAGGGAATTAGCGAAACTAGCCTAATTGCCTTTGACCCGGTATTCCTAGCGGATATTGCTAAGATTGCTCCATTTAATAACAAGGAAACCGGATCAGGTATTGGAGCTATTCGCATAGTTTCAATTACTGACGCTAACAAGCCGGCGTTATTTGAAGACGCTAGCGGCCTTACCCGCGTAGTTCTTATGCCAGTAAGGACGGTGGCCTAATGGAATCTAAGGCGATAGCAGAAGACCTAGCGCGCGAATTAGAAGACCTAACCGGTGACGCGATAGATAACTACGTTAGCGAATGTTTAGAGGTAGTAGTACTATTCCGTCAGTCATTAGGGAATCAAGATAATCCTGATCCTAGCGGCGTAGAATTGTTAGTCAGTTATGGCGGCCCATCTACTAGGGTAATTAGCCGAATTGGTAGCGATTACCTAACTATTAAGGTGAACTGGTGGGATGACACTTATGAAACTACTTCATACGCGCCGGAAGTAGCCGCTTACCTTAGCGAATTGGCAGAATGTTACGAGGTGGAGAATGTCTAACACTAAAAAAATGCACCGGTTACACGTGGCCGCGAGGTTTATAGACGTGGCGCTAGGGTATCTGGCAGCTCGTACTTGTGAACTACACGGATGGCTACTAAATTGGCGCGTGATCGAATCCAATGGCGTAGTGATGGCTACGTTATGGGTTCTATTTAGCGTGGCCCTGATATGGGTAACGAATCGCCTACATAAGTTAGCGCCGGGAGACCATAAGGATAAGACCCTAGCGGCTTGGAATGAATTAGCCCGGCGTAATGCTAAGGATGGTAAGTCATGAGTGAATTCTACGTTACCTATAGCTACACTTACACTATAAACGCTGAAGATGAGCAAAGCGCTGAAGATAAAGGCTATAAAGCATTTAAAAAGGAATTAGAGACAATGCCGGCGTACGAATTCGCCGCAATAGTAGAGGAGGTTAAGTCATGGCGCTAACTTACGGAATGATAGGAGACCGGCTAAGTGATCTAGTAGCAGAATTACGCGAGATTAACGAGGACGGTCTGACTAATCAAAAGGCTAGTGAATCATTTAACTTTATAACTATCTTGGATAGCCTTAGGGCAGCTTGTGACGCTTTAAGTCTTCGTGGACTGAATGACGCTATTGCGTCTAGGGATGGTGACTAATGACTACTAAAATTAGGGCCGATAAAACAATAGTAAAAGAATCTAGGCTTATATGCGAGGGATGCGGTAGTACTAAAACCTATGGAGGGATGCTAACCCTAAACAAGGTAACTATGGTAGTCCTATTGTGCTTAGAGTGTAGGAAACTAACTAGCGCGGAATAGCTGAACTAACCTAACTAGGATGGATGGTCTACCCTTAACCGGGTAGGCTATTCGTCTTTAGTGGACTAATTGGATGGATGGTCTAATTCTTAGGGTCGTCATCCGTCTAAGCGTTAGAACGCCAGCTCTTACCTAATGCTCCTAGATCGCCCGTCTTAGCCTTGTTTAGCCCGGTCTTACCTTGTTTAGCCTTGTCGCGTCTCATGGCCTCTAATCGCGTCCTATGGTCTCTAGGTCTTATCCCGGTCTAGTCTTAGTAGCTTTATTGAATCGGTCTATTCTGCCGGTGGCCTATTCTGCCGGTCTTCGACTGGTGGCAGCGCTCCCGGTCTTCTATTGGAGCGGTCTTATTGCTCCCGGTGGCCTATTGGAGCGGCCTTAGTTCTGCCGGTCTCTATTGCCATAAGGTGGCGCGTAAGGTGGCGGCTTTTAGTCTTCGATCGTATTTATTGGCCTTTAGTAGTGTCGCGCCTTAGTTATCACCTAAAGCGCTCCTAGTGGCAGCGCTCCCGGTCTCATGGTCTAGGCTTGTTAGGTGATCTGGTCATTCGTCTTGGAGCTTGTAGGGATGGTGGGAGCGTATCTAGCCGGGCGGCGTTATTGGCTAGCATGGCTACTACTGGCGGCTAATAGCGTGGCCTGGTCTATCTATGGCCTGAATACTGGCCAGTACGGTTTTACCCTTGCAGCGCTGGCCTACGTCCCTTTATACCTAAAGAATGGCTACCGGTGGCGGCGTAGGCTTAAGGATGACGGGAGCGAATGAATCGGAGCGCGGCCTAGTCTCATGGCCTAAACTGGTCTAATGACTTATGCGCCCCTAATTGAAGCAACTCTATGACGGTAGTAGCCGGCCTAATCGTACCGGGTAAGGATGGCGGCGCGTGGATCGGTAGCGACTGTTTAAGTAGTGACGATACCGGGCTGGCGTCTCGTAGCTCTACGCCTAAGATAGGCCGCTATGGTGACCTGCTGCTAGGTTTCGCCGGATCGTGGCGCGCCGGGTACTTATGGCACAAGGCCGCTAGTAGCGCCTATTCCCCTAGCTTGAATCAGTTACTAGACGTAGTGAAACTAGAGGACGCTCTTAAAGACGACTGGTCTCTACTTGCAATAGAGCGCGGCGTGATCTATGAAATCAACTCGGATAGAGGAGCGATAGCGGCTAGACCTAATGCGGATGGCGTATCCTATGGCGCGATAGGTAGTGGCGCGGCGGTAGCTCTAGGCGCTTTATACGTTGCGACAAGTGAGAGACCGGATGAGAGTAGCCTAATACGCGCCCTAGAGGCCGCTGAAGAGCATATTACTAGCGTCCGTAGCCCATTCACCATTCTAACCTTGTAACCGTCAGAATCGCCTTATAGAGCGCGCTTGTTACCATTGTGCTATTCTTTATAGGTATTATGCGCGCATAGCGTCCACAAGCTAAGGGATACAATGCCTAGTGTAAATTCTCGCGGCGGTTTCGTTAAAACTGCTGAATCAGCTATGAAAGATACCGAGGCGCTACGCCTTAGATCTAGCGGCATGACGTATAGCCGAATCGCAGAGGCGCTAGGAATCTCCAAGTCTCACGCCTACTACCGAGTGCAGAACGCCCTTGCAGCAATTCCAGCCGAGGCGGTAGATGAATACCGAAGATTAGAGAATGAGCGCCTAGACGCACTCCTAGAAGTCGCCATGAAAAAAGCACTAGACCCCGACGCAAAAGGCGGAGCGCTATTCGCTATTGACCGAGTGCTGGCGATCCAAGACCGACGCACAAAACTACTCGGACTAGACGCACCAATCCGACACGAAGTAATCACACTTGACTACATACAAAGCGAGATTATTCGCCTACAAAATCAACTAGGGGTAGAAGATGGCGACGATAGCGGAGCAACGCTTAGCGGAACTCAGGAAACTGGAACAGTTAGAGCTATTGAAGCAACAACTGGAAGCGGAGCAAGCGAAGAAAGCGGTCACGAACTCTAGGTATCGCCAGAGCGCACGACCCGAACAACTCCCACCCGAAGGCGACTGGCGTATTTGGCTAGTGATTAGCGGACGAGGCTGGGGAAAGACCTTCACCGGCTCTGGCTGGCTACTCGAACAAGCACTACTGCAAGAAAACACCGAATGGGCAGTAGTAGCGCCGACCTTCACCGACGTACGCCGTACTTGCATAGAAGGCCCTTCGGGAATTATTAAATCGCTACAACCCGGACAACTTCGCCACTACAACAAGACCAACGGACAAGTCACTTTGTCTAACGGCTCTAAAATTCACATGATTTCCGCAGATGAACCAGACCGAGCGCGTGGACTTAACTTGTCTGGCGCATGGTTGGACGAATTCGCTGCATGGCGCTATGAAGAAACATGGACTGCTGGTTTAGCACCGGCGCTTCGAATTGGAAACCCACAAGTCGTTATCACGACGACACCTCGCCCGACGAAACTTATTAAAGAGTTTGTAAACCGCACAGACGGTTCCGTAGTCGTCACAAGAGGTAGTACGTTTGATAATGCAGCTAACCTGTCTGAGGCTGCGCTCGCTGAATTGCGAAACCGTTATGAGGGAACTCGTATCGGACGACAGGAACTTTACGGTGAATTGTTAACTGACAACCCCGATGCCCTATGGACATTGGAGATGATTGACTCTACAAGGGTGAAAGAAGCCCCAGAGTTGGTCAGGATTGTAGTTGCAGTTGACCCAGCCACCACATCAGGTGAAAATGCTGACGAGACTGGAATAGTCGTCGTTGCTAAAGGAGAAGACGGACGCGCGTATGTTCTTGCTGACCGCAGTTGCCGTGATACTCCTTCTGGGTGGGCTAACCGGGCCATAAAAGCCTTTAACGAATTTAACGCTGACCGAATTGTTGCCGAAAAGAATCAAGGTGGCGACATGGTCGAATTAACGCTTAGATCAGTTGACCCGACCATTCCTTACTCAGGAATTGTTGCGAAACTAGGTAAAAGACTCCGCGCCGAACCGATAGCTGCGCTCTATGAGCAAGGCCGCGTATCGCACGTCGGAGAATTTGCAGTATTAGAAGACCAAATGACCGGCTGGCTTCCTGATAGTGGATACTCACCAGACCGACTTGACGCTTTAGTTCACGCCTTAGCGGAGTTGAAACTCGCTACCGGTTCTTCGGCTGATAGATTTTTTGCACAACTCGCACCGTCGTGTGGCGCGTGTGGACATCCAAACGCCGTTGAAGCATTTAATTGCAGAGGTTGTGGTGTTCTATTGAGAGAACCAACAACGCAGTTATACTCATCAGGCATCAACCCATCTCACCGAGGACAATAAGTGGCTCTATTCAAGCGAAAGAACAAGACTACGCTCGCAGCGGAAATTGTTGCTGAATTACAAAAAGCAGGGATGGCTAATTCCCCACTGGGAAATGCTGGCGGATACAACTCTGCCTACGCTGCTAACGAAATGTCAACCGCAGGTCAGGGTATTGTAACGACAGTCGGACAAGCAGTTCCAATGCCTCGCCCTGGGTTCGTAGAAGGTGGCGGTGGTTTCGGAGCCATGCTCGGCCCAGCTGCACCACTACTTCCTGCACCAATCGACGTTGTACTTGACGACTCAGGTCGCGCTCTACCTCGTAAGTACGAATACCAGACTGCAATCAACCTCAACCTCACGCAGACCGAGGTTCCGTTTCAAGTTCTTAACTCACTTGCTGAGCAGTGTGACATTATTCACCGCGCCATTGAAATTCGCGTTGGTGACATTGTTAAACAACAGCCATCGTGGACTCTTTCAGATCAAGCAATCTCAGACATTATGGAAGAAGAGAATTGCTCACACGCCAAAGCTGCGTTAATTGGTCGTGAGAAGTACGGCGATGAAATTAACCGACTTAACGAATTCTGGGAAAACCCTTACGTTGCTTCTGACCGCACGTTTTCTGAATGGATTACCGAGTCACTCTGGCAAATTTTTACTTACGACCAATGGTGTGTCTACCCTCGTTACAACTTCAAGGGCAATGTTTTAGGTTTTGACGTTATTGACGCACCGACTATTAAAATTCTTCTTGACAACCGAGGCGACATTCCTCACCCACCACAACCTGCCTACCAACAAGTCTTATGGGGTTTTCCGCGCGGCGAATTCATTGCTTCACCAGATGCAGACGGCGAGTTCTACGCAGGAACAGGTCGAGACAAAGAGTTCCTTACCGACCAACTATCAGTCTTTGTTAAGAACCGTCGCACATGGAGTCCATACGGTTACAGTCCGGTAGAAGAGGCAATCCCAGCCGCTTCTCTGTACCTGAACCGTCAAGTGTGGATGAACTCTGAATACCAAAACGGCTCAATGCCAATGACGTTTATGAAAACTAACTCTCAGGAGTTGGACATTCACAAACTAGCAGAGTTTGAGCGTATTCTCAACGGACGTTTAACAGGCAACACCGCAGAGCGTCACCGCATCAAGGTTCTGCCTGAAGGTTTCGACCCTGTTGCAATGCCAGAGATGGCTGACCGATTCAAGTCAGACTACGACGAATACATCATCAAGCGCATTGCATCTATCTTCGGTGTATCTCCATCAGCTCTTGGAGTCGTGGCTCGCGCCGGACTCGGTGGTGGTAAGGGTCAACTTGAAGGTGAGCAAGAAAACGTTGAAACTGTTTCAACAAAGCCAATGGCTGATTACATTATTTCTTGCATTAACTCTCTTTCACGTCGTTACCTCGGAGCAAGCAAAAACGTAACATTTGTACTTAACGACATTAAATCTTCTCTTGACGAGCGCAACCGCGCACAAGCGCTACAGACTTCACTTTTCTCAGGTCAGAAAACTCTTAACGACGTACAGGGCGAACTTGGACAAAACCTTTACGATATGCCAGAAGCCGATGAACCATTCATCGTTGCCGGAAATACAGTTCTTTTCCTTAGAGGAATGTTAAATGTTAACGCTGCTGGTGAAACAATAGGACAGACAGGACAACCAAGTGACCAAGAAAATTCACAAGGCCAAGAAGCACAAGGCAAAGTCAATCAAAATACATCACAAGAAGGTGTCGGTGAAAGCCAAGCGCCAAAGGGTGGTGTAGGGAAAGACATCCCTGCTGTTGGCGCACCTGCGGATCAGAAGTCAGCAATGACCGAAGAGTTAAAAGACTTTGGTCGCTTCGTCAAATCACGCCACAAGCGCGGCAACTGGCGAGCATTTGACTTCACCACATTCAACGCAGAACTCGCTGACAACCTTAACGAACAGGCGTACTTCATTGTCAAGGGCGCTACACCAATGCCTGAGAACATCTACGAATGGGCTTCTAACATCGTGAACAGTGAGATAACTGATACCCCAAAAGGTTCACTTACTAAAAGAGGCTCAGTAAATGACCTTCCCGGAAAACAGGGAAAGTCACAAATTGAAAATAAGTATCGTAATTTAATTTTAGCCGCACTTGCAGCTGGCGTTGTTGGCGTTGACAAGGCTATTAAACAAGCACTTGAGTCAATGCCTAAAATGGGTGCTGACATTTCCGCTCTTAGAATAATTGCTCAACAAGCAATACAACACAACGTAACAATTTCATCTAGCGAACTTGCTAATACTATTGGAGCAATGCAATCCGAAGCAGCAACATTTGGATTAACAACTGCTGCTAATGCCTTAAATCTTCCCCCTATTCAAGTAGGACAAAAACTGCAAAGTATTCTTGATCAGGCTGACGCTGACGCGCAAGCAATTCAAGGAACTACATTAAGCAGAATTGTTGATGCTATTACTAACGGTATGGCTTCAAATGCTTCACAAACAGAAATAAGCGCTTCAATTAACAGCCTTATCAACGACCCTGCTCGCGCAGACATGATTGCTGTTACCGAAACAAACCGAGCGTACAACGCATCCGTCATTGACTCATACCAAGCCGCAGGTATAACTACCTGGACTTGGGTGACGTATGAAGGAGCCTGTGATATTTGTTTATCACAAGAAGGCGAACACACAATCGGAGATGCCTACCCACCGGCTCACCCAAATTGTCAATGCACAGTACCCGAACCAACAATTTCAACAGGAGAATAATCCAATGGCCCAAGACATTACCTACGCCTACTTCGGCGGACTAACTGCAAAGCGTGGCGAAGATGGCTACATCAGAGTAAAGGGTCTTGCAACAGACGCAACCCTAGACCTCGATGAGCAAATATGCGACCCAGAGTGGCTTAAGACTGCCATGCCAGAGTGGTTTGCTATTGGCAACATTCGCGAAATGCACCAGTCAAAGGCAATCGGTAAGGCAATGGAGATGGAGCAGTCGGGAACTGGTTACATCGTTGAAGCCAAGATTGTTGACTCAGAAGCAGCTCGCCTAGTTGAAGAAGGAATCTACACAGGTTTCTCAGTAGGTATCAAGGGCGCTCGCGTTGAGAAGTCAGCCGATGCCCCTGGTGGAATGATCCGCTCAGGAAAAATCGTAGAGGTTTCGCTTGTTGACCGACCAGCAAACCCTTCATGCGTTATTGAACTTGCAAAGTCCGTTAAGGGCAAATTAGTGAAAGGTACTGCTATGGCAGACATTGAAAAGGATGCCATCGACACCGAGGCAATCATGACAGAGCCAGAAGGCGCTCCAACAGAGTTGTACGAGGCTATTCAAGCCTGCACCGCTTGCGCTGGAACTGGTAAAAAGACCAACACAGCAAGCGAAGAGTTTGACACTCCTTGCGAAGTATGCAACGGAACTGGTGAACAGCCAGAAGGTTTAGTAGACGACCAATTGCAGAACTCACCAACCATTCCTCAGAACATGGACAACGTAACCGCTAACCGTGAGATGAAGGCTGCCGACGCAGACGACGCAGAAGTTACTGAGCCAGAAGTTGAAAAGAAGGACTACACACAGGCAGAGCGTGAGCTTGCCGGTGACAAGGGCGAAGCACTCCCAGACGGCTCATACCCAATCAAGACTATTGGCGATCTAAAGAACGCTATCCAGGCATTTGGTCGTGCCAAAGACCCAGCAAAGGTCAAGGCTCACATCAAGACACGCGCTAAGGCTCTAGGCCGCGAAGACCTCATCCCTGACAAGTGGAAGGGCGCAGACG